CTATGTCACCGGCAACAACATGGGCGACGACGGCGCGAAGTCGCCAACCTGGCAGATCGCGGCGCTCGTTCCCGGCGGCAAAACGGCGATGATGTCCGCGCCGATATGCAGATCGGGCGTCGCGCGCTCCCATGGTCCGATCCCGGCCACCGGCGGCGACAAGCTGATGCGCCACGCCTCCCGCCCCTCCCCGACCGGCAGGTCGACATGGTCGCGCCAGCCGGTGTCGACGCGGCTGCGCCGCCGCCAGCCAAGCAACACGCCCCCCGTGCCGTCGGGCGTTATCCGCCCGTGCATTGGCGCCAGCGGTACCAGCGCGGCACCCGCGGCGGCGATCGCCACCTCGGTCATCGCCGTTCCCCCGCGCGATGCCCACTGCAACCGCGCAGCACCGCTTTCGGCGACATGCGCCAACGCCTCGGGCAGCAGCATCGGTGCGCTGTCGTCAAGCAGCACGAACGGCGTCGCGGCCGCATGAACCGCCGCGCAGCGGGTTCCCGCCCGCCCGCGGAGCAGCCGCGACAACCGCCAGACACCCGCCCCCACGGGTTCCGCCGTCCCGAATTGCAGCATTTCCGTGCCCAGCATCGCCCGGTTGGCGCCGCCCAGCAGTGCGGCGTCGTCGACCGATTCCAATGTCATCGACGGATTGACCAGCGTCACCAGCGCCGCATGGACGCGATCGATCAGATATTCGCTGCCCGGCGCCAGCGGCTCGGCCAGATGTCCCAGCGCCGCAGCCGGCCGCACCGTGCCGATCGCGACCGGTTCGGCATCGGCCGCAGCGACGAACCAGCAATCGGCGGCGCGCCAGCCATCGTTGCTCCCCGCCGCAGCGATCAGGATTCGCGCCGCCGCGGCGCCCGGACTCCCCAAATTGGGCAGGTCGAACAGCATCACGGTTCCGGTCGCATCGGGCCAGTCGGGTGGACGCACCGGCGTCCCCGGCGCGGCGGGAAGCTCGGCAACCGGCACGGGCTGGTATCGCTTGAGCTCAAGCCTGATGTCGCTTGCCCGCACATAGCGCCCCGCCAGCCGCCACACGCTACCATCAGCGAGCTCGACGGTCCGTCCAACGGGCAGCGCCAGCGCCGCCAGATCGGCCTGCCAGACCAGCGTCTCGCGCCCGTCGGCCGCCGCCGCGGCGAGGCGCTGCGCCAGCGCGCGCGCCGACGATGCCGGGAGCACCGCGGGCAGGTCGATTCGCTCCTCGCGTACCCCGCCGCCCGCCACCGCGCTGCCCTGCTGACCCAGCTGATAGTCGCGCCCGGGCTCATAATGGCGCAGCAGGATCGACCCCGGCAGCGCCGCCAGCGACGCGCGTTGCCGCTCAACAGCGTCGCGGCCTGTCTCCGCGCGGCGCGTCTCGCGAAAGCCGCTCAGCGCCAGCGACGCCCCTGCCAACGCCGTGGGCGACAGTTGCCAGCCATGCGGCCCGCTCACGGCGCGCGCGCCATCGACGTCGAACAGTGGCGCCAGCGCCTCGCGCGCCCGATCGCCCGACGCGGCATAGCCCGCGACCGGCCATTCCCCCATGCAGCGCCCTGCCTCACCGAGCAGCGCATTGCCGATCACCCCCGCATCGACGCTCCCCGCATCGGCCTCGACCTCGAAGGTCAGCGACGGGATGCGGTTGCCGAAGGCGCCGAGCTCCAGCTCCTCGAACACCGCATAGGCCAGCCCGCGAAAAGCGCTCGCCGAACCCGGCCCGATCGCCGACGCGATCAGCGGATCGACCGCCTGATCCTCGCCGCCATCATGCCAGCGAAAGATACAGCGCTCCTGAAAGCTCCCGCTCGACCCACGCAGCAGATTGCCGTCGGCCCAGATGCGCCGGATCGCGCGGATCGGCCGTGACGACAGCGCCACCGCCAGCGACACCGCATAGCTATATTCGGTGACCGAGGGCCGCCCCTTGCCGCCGCCGCTTTTGGTGCGCCGCTCGATCAGGTCGGTGGCCCAGATCACGCTGCCCGCAACGCGCATCGTCCCGAACAATTGCGGGATCTGCTGGCCATAGGTCGACGCCTGCACCTTCAGATCGGCGAGCCGCGGTCCCTCGCGCCCCTTCGGCTTGAACACCGCCGCATCGACCTGCTGCCCCAGGGTCGCGCCAATCGCCGCCCCGACCGGCCCGCCAACGATCCCGCCAACCACCGTCAGCACCAAAGTCGCCATGTCCTATCCCCATTTCGAGGCGCGGAAATCGGTTCACGCGGAGACGCGGAGGCGCGGAGGAAGAGGATTGATTAGCGGCTTTGCCGCCTTTTTCCTCTCTCTCTGCGCCTCCGCGTCTCCGCGTGAACAAATTTTTCTCTGCGCCCTCTGCGTCTCTGCGCGAAAATTCCTCAGCCCCGCCCGAGCCGCCAAAACACGGCGTCAGACAGCCCGTCATCGACCGGCGTCTCGACCACCCGCCGCAGCCCGGCGTGCGCGTGCACGAAGCTAGTCTGGCCCATCAGCCCCAAATGAAACTGCCCCGCCGCCAAAGCGATCAGCGCCACATCGCCAACCCGTGGCGCATCCTCGACCAGCGCAAAGCCGCTCGCCGCCAGCGCCTCAGCGATCCGCTCCCGCGACCAGCCACGCAGCGGATAATCGCGCGGTCGCACCAGCCGCCGTCCCGCCGCCGCATAAGCCGCCCACACCAGCCCGACGCAGTCGAGCCCCGTCGCGGGATCATAGCCCTGCGGCCGGAACCGGGCCCCGACCAGCCGTCGGGCGCGGACAAAAGCGCGCGCGCCCACATCCTGTCGCGGCCGATCAGCCACCGGGATACCGCGTGAGCAAATCATTGCCCGGCAGATGCGCCTCGCCGCGAAAATTGATCGCATTGCCAAACCGCTCGCGGCACGTCGCGAGCTGCTTGTCGCAGCCTTCGGTCAGCCGCACCCGCACCGGCTCTCCCACCGCAAACGCCGATCCTTCGGCCAGCTGCAACGTCGCGCCCTCAACCGCGATCACCGGGCTCGCCAGCCCGCAATTCGCGCCCTCGATCCACAGCAGCTCGCCGAACGCCATGTTCGGCGCCGCGCTGTCCAGCGTCACCGCGCGCCCATCCACCGAAACCACCTGTCGCATATGGGTCAACGGCGCCAGATCGACCCGGCACGCCCGGCCGCCCAGCATCGCGCGGCACGACGGCGACGTCGCCGGACACACTGGCCGGTCGAGCAACCGCGTTACCCCCTGCAACTCCGCCGCGAACGCCGCCCCTCGCCGCTCGATCGCGCCCAGCGATCCGCGCGCGACCGTCACCGGCGCCGCTTCCGGTTCAGTCCAGTCGGTCACGAACAATTCCAGCTCGGCGCCGTCCCAGCGCCCCGCGTCCAGATCGCGCGCCGCAATCGCATCGCTGGCGATCGCGCCCTCCAAGTCCATTGTTGCCGCCTCCAGGCTGTCACTCGTCTCCAGCGCCGACGGCTTCATCCCCGGCGCGGCGCGATAGAGCAGCCCGCCGACCACCAGGTCGCGGTCGTGCGAGGTCAGCCCGATCACCACCCCGTCGCGCCGCGCCAGCCGCCAGCACCAAGCCAGCGTGACCACTTCCGCGCGCAGCCAGTCGGGCGCCGCAGTAAAACTTTCCGGCATCATTCTGCTTCCCCCTCACCCAAACACCGTAGCCCTGAGCCTGTCGAAGCCTGTCCTGAGCGCCTGCAAGGCAGTCGAAGGAGGCGCTTATCCGTGAAGCGCCCTTCGACAGGCTCAGGGCTACGGTGAAAAACGACCAACCGCGGCCATCACCACGGCGCCCGTACCTCGACCAGCGGCACGCTCGCGATCTCGCCCGCCAAAAAGGTCGCGCGGCTCGCTTCCAACCGGTCCTCGGCAAAACGCACCGGCACGTCGAAGCGAAACCCCGCGCGCACCGCTACGCCAACCGCGGGCGCCGCATCGAGCAATACCTCGCCGTCGCCGGTCAACACGAACGCCGCCGTCTCGATCCCGTCGACCGACACCCGCACGCTGCCCGCCACCGGCAGCCGGATCGTCCGCACCTGCTCGGCATCGCCCGCGCCATAGCGCTTCACCAGCGCGAACTGCCGCCGCACCCCGTCGCCGGTCCCCAGCATCTGGTCGCCCGCCCCCGGCAAGCCGCCATCGGCCGCCGAACTCGCATCGAACGGATCGCGAAAGCGGAACCCCCGCGCCGCCCCGCGCCGCGCCCGAAAGAAATCGGCGAGCGTCCGCACGTCGGCCTCGGATCTTATCCCCGGCCCCGCGTCGTACCGCATCCGCGCCTCGGCCCATTCGCTCGCGCGCTGCTCGTGCCCCGACGGCGAACTCACGATCTGGGTTGAAAATTCGGTCGCGACCATCGCCTCGCGCCCGATCGCCAGCGGGAAATCCACCGCATCGAAAGCTTGCACCTCATCCTCCCCGTCAAACGCCACAAAGCCGTCGCGCGCGACCTGCGGCAGCGCCCACACGAATGTCCGCGCCACTCCCGCGCACCGCGCCGCATCGGCGGCATCGGCGATCGCGCGCCACTGGCCGCGGTCCTCCGCGTTGAGCACAAAGCCCGAAAAATAATGTTGTTCGTGAACCGGATAGCGCAGCCGCTGCACCATCGCCGTGCGCGCCGGCGCCGTCTCGGCGCCGCGCTCCGCGGTCACCCAATCATAATCTTCCAGTTGCAAGACATCGAAGGCGGGCTTGGCCCAGCCCAGCGGGACATTCGCCCGCCGCACCTCGGGCGCCGCCGGATCGAGCACCGTCGGCAGGAACACCAGCAGCAGCGATTCCAGCCCCGCCGCCCCCGCCTCGTGCCGCGCTGCCGCGACCAGCGCCGCGGTCGAGGTCGCGAGCAGCGCCCCCAAGGCATCGAGCATCGCGCGCTGCGCCGCATCGAGCGCCCCGCGCACGTCGGCAATCGCCACGCTCGCTGATCCCAGCGCGGCATTCGTCGCCGCGTCATAACCGCACAGCTTGCCGCCCGGATTGACCCACCACCATGGCTCGCCGACCTGAAACTTCGGCGGCAATCCGGCGTCGCGCCCGATCGCGACAAACGCCCGCGCCACCAGCTGCAAATATCCCATCGCCGCCGCATTGGCGGGCGACAGCAAGGTCGACGGCGGCACCCAGCCGGTCAGCGCCGGGGCGCCATCGGCGCCGCGCTGCTTCCAGTCGTTCCAGCAATAGGCGTCGAACAATTCGTAAGACAACGACCAGATCAGCCCCAACCCCGCCGCGGCGCACGCCGCTGCCAGCGCGCGGTGCCATTCGCCCGTCGGCCGGTTGAGCACCCCGCCCGCCAGGCTGGCGTAAAAGCCGCCGCCCAATGCCTCGAGCCGCATATAATGGCTCATCCCGACATAATGGACGACGTCGCCGCGGTACCCCAGTTGCACAATCTGCCGCACGACCCGCGCCGGGGTCAGGTGATAGCAATCGTCATAGCCGTTGGTCATGCCCAGCGCCGTTTCGGGCAGCATCGCATCGCCGATCGCGAGCACCGATCCCGACCCCGAACAGATAATGTCGGTCATTTCGGCCCAGCCCTCGACCGGCGCCGCCAGCACCCCGTCGCCGCCATCATAGGTCGGCGGCACCAGCGACACGAACATCCGGTCCACGTCGCCTGCCCACACCGGATCAGCCTCGCCGGGCAGCAGGAACCCGCCGTCCAGCGCATCGAAATCGAACGTGACGACTGCATCCTCAGGGGCTCCGACCGCATAATTCCACAGCCGCACATACCAGGCGCGCGGGCTCCCCGCCGCATCACGCCCCTCGATCGTCAGCGTCGGGCCGTGCAGCGCATCGAGCCGCTTGACCCCGCCCGACCGCCAGCGGAATTTCAGCTGCGTGCGCCGAAAATCGCGCTTCGTCTCATACGCCAGTAGCGGATGGTCCCAGCGATCCTCGCTCTCCCAGATCAGCCCCGCCAGATCCTGCTTGCGGTAAAACACCGCCTCGACGCGCAGCGCCCGCGCCGCCGGATTGGTCACGCTCGCCATCATCGGCCGCGCGAAATCGACCGTCCAATACCGCGGATCGAACCGCTTGACCCACCCGTTGCGATGATGCGGCTCACCGGCCGCCACCAATGCCCAGCCCATGTCAGAGCCTTTCCGTTGAAATTGACCGTAGCCCTGAGCCTGTCGAAGGGCGCTTTTCGGCTAAGCGCCCTTCGACAGGCTCAGGGCTACGGTGATGATCACCCCCATCCGGTTGAACGCCCTAATCCTCCCCGCTCGCCACCGCCCGCCGCACCGCGCGCGCCAACTGCCGCCCCGTCTGCGCCAGCCGCTGCGGCTCGCTCCCGACCTCACCCCGCACATTCACCGTGATCGCAATATTGCGCACCGCGCCGCCCGCCGCTTCGATCCGCCCGCTCGCGGTCGGCACGAACAGCTCGGGTCCGCGCTCGCCGACCCGGTACGCGCGCCCCGCGCTTACCGGCCCGCCGGTCGCGCGCCCCGGCGCCCCGAACAGGCCGAGCAGCAGGCTCTGACCCAGCGACAGCAACCCGCCGCCAACGCCCTGACCGCCGGTCGCCGCGCCAATGCCGTTCGTCACCGCCGCGCGCGCGATGTCGGCCATCACCGACAGCGCCAGCCGCTTCAAATCCTCGAACCCCAGCTTGCCATTGACGATCGCGCGGCTCAGCGCCCGGTCGATCGCGCGCCCGGCGCGCTCGGCCTCACCGACCAGTTCGCCGCCCAGCTCGGCGCGCAGCGCCGCAATGTCGCGCCGGAACGCCCCGGTGTCGGCGCGCACCGCCACCACCATCTCGTCAATCTCGTCCATCGGGAAATTGCTCCATCAGTGCCGCCAGCGCCGCGCCGTCGAAACCGGCATCGCCGCCCGCCTCGACCCACCCCGCCAGCACCGCCCGCACATCGGCGGGCGTCGCATTCCAGAAAATGTCGGGCGACCACCCCGCGACCCGCGCCATCAGTCCCAGCAAGGTAACGGCAACGTCACCCATGCGCGTTTGCGTCATATCGATCCTCCCTGTCGCGCAGCGATGGGGAGGTGGCAGCGCGAAGCGCTGACGGAGGGGCTTTGGCGCAACGTCGCTGCCCCTCCACCATCGCCTATGGCGACGGTCCCCCTGGCTTCGCCACAGGGAGGATTCTCCCGTTCGCTCACCGCCCCGCCAAAATCTGCCCCAGCAGCACGCGCAGCGCCGGGGTCACCGCCGCCAGCCCCTGCGCCACCACCGCATCGCCCACCGCCTCGCGCGTCAGCCCCTCGGGCCGGTCGCGCACGCAATGCCAGAACAAAGAAGCGAGCTCGCCCAGCCCCAGCCGCCCGTCCGCTGCCCGCTCGACCAGTGCGAATAGCGGCCCCAGCTCGCCCTCCGCCGCGACCAGCGCCGCAAAGCTTGGACGCAGCACAAGCACCCCCTCGCCAACGCGCAATTCGGCCTCGCCGCGCACGACATTTGCCGCCGCGCTCACAGGCTCACCACCGCGCCGCTCGATTCCAGGTTCAGCGTGTAATTGCGCTCGCCATTGTAATCGCCGGCATAATCCAGCCGCGTCACCAGGAACCGCCCGCGCAGCCGCTCGCCGCTTTCGAAGCTCAGCTCATAATCGTCGATCGTTCCCGCCAGCGCATGGCCGCGCACGCGCACCTCGGCTGCCGATCCGTTAAAGATCCCCGCCGCGCTCACCGAAACCGACCGCACCCCGGCACCCGACAGCAGGCTGCGCCAGCCGCCCGAATCCTTCGTCGTGACGTTCACCGCCTCGCCGTTCACCGACAATTGTGTCGTACGCAGTCCCGCGACCGTCGCATAAGTCGGCGGCGCGGCGCCATCACCGACCTTCAGCAGAAAAGCGCTCCCATTTTCAATTGCCATCGTCTAATCTCCTCATCAGAAATACATGCGGAACGGGGAGTCGCAGGATGCTGATTACGTCATTGATTTTTGCCGCCATGATCCAGTCGCCCGCGGTCGACACGACGCGCGCCGCCTTCACCAAATGCCTGCGCGACGACATGAAAAAGGCGCTCGAGGCCAAGGTCGAAGAAGTCGAATATGAAATGGCGCTGAAGGCCAATTGCAGCACCGAACGCGACGCCTTCCGCAAGGCGGTGATCGCGCTCGGCCGCTCGGGCGGCGATTCACTCGCGGTCGCGACCGAAGACGCCGACATGCAGATCGAGGATTACCACGCGAACTTCACCGACAAGTTCAAGGACTATAAATCCAACAACACGATGCCGGGCGAGTAAGGATCACTCCCTTCCCCTTCAGGGGAGGGGCAGCGAGACTTGCGGGCTTGCCCGCTAGTCGCAGCGGGGTGGGCATCGATCTCTGCGTAACACCGCAGCCCCCAACCCAACCCCTCCCCTGAAGGGGAGGGGCTTATGTCATCCCACCAAACACCGGCACCGCACGACCAGCTCGTGCAGCCACCCGCCGTCACGCACGAACGCAAACCGCGTCCGCACCACCCGCGCGCTGACCACCGACCAGCCATCGGCCACCCCGCGCAGCCCCGCGACCACCGCCTCGATCCGCCCCGCGGCCGCATCATCGACCGCGCCACCGACCCCGACCAGCGCCAGCGTCAACCGCACCTCGCGCCCCGCCCGGTCCTTGGTTCCCCAATCGATCCCCTCGGCACCGGCAACGGACACATAGGGCGCGTTTACCCGCACCGGCGTGCCGTCAAAAACCCCATGCACCAGCGGCGCCAGCTCCGCGTCATCCGCCAGCAGCGCCAGCGCCTTCGCGCGCACCGCCTGCTCGGCGCCGCTCATCGCTCGCGCCCCAGGCGCAGCGCCCGCCACGGCTGCCACAGCGCTGCGACCGCCGCGGGCGGCGGCGGTACCTCCTTCGCGTCGCGCGCCTCGTACAGATGCTGCGTCATCCGCACGATGCCGTGGCGGATCGCCTCGGGCACATCCGCGCCCGCTTCCGCCATGCCGGCACGATAGGTCACGCGCACCCGCGCCGCGCCATGCTGCGGCGCGATCATCAGCTGTCCGCCGCCATCCGCCGCCAGCGACAGCCGGCAATCGCCCGCCGCCAGCACCGTCTCACTATCGTCCGCCGCCAGCATCCGTACTTCGTCGACTGCGACCACCGGCCGCACACTCAGCCGCGCCGCGCCCCGCACCACCGGCACCAGTTCGCTACCCGATCGTTGCACCAGCCACTGGCCGACAAAGGCTTCGCAAATCCCCGTCGCCGCGCGCAGTAGCGGCTCGACCACCGCATCGTCGCTCGCACCGCCCAGCCGTAGCCAGCCGCGCGCCTCGGTCAGGCTCACCGGGGATGCCCCCGGCACCAGGCTCATCGTCATCGCCATGTCTCCATCAAGAAAAGTCAGCGCCCGGTCCGCCCCGAAAGGGGGTAGGGAGCATGGACCGGGCGCCCATCGCGCCAGCGTCAGATCAGCTGGCGGCGAATTTCAGCAGCTTGATGGCCTGTGAATCGATGATCGCACCGCCGACCCTTTTGGTTGCATAGAAATGCACAAAGGGCTTGTTGCTGAACGGATCGCGCAGGATGCGCGTCTCGCCGCGGTCGGCGACGAGGTAACCGGCGCGGAAATTGCCGAACGCGATCGACAGGCTGTTCGCCGCCACATCGGGCATGTCCTCGGCCTCCACCACCGGATACCCCAGCAGCGTCGCCGCCTGCCCTTCGACCAGCCCCGGCTGCCAGATGAACGCGCCGTCGCTCGTCTTGAACTTGCGGATGCGCGCCAGCGTGTCCGAATTCATTACCCAGCACGCGCCCTGCCGGTACGGCGCCTTCAAGGAATGGACCAGCTCGACGAGCTTGTCCTGCGGGTTCGCCGCCGGAAAGGCGCCTGCCGTCCCCGTCGCCAGATGCTGCAATGTCCCGAACGCGCGCACGCTGTCGACCTCGTTGGTGGTGGCATAGGTCAGGAACCCCTTGGGACGGTTCGTGCCGTTGCCGGTCACGAACGCGCTGCCCTCGGCGACCGCAAATTCGCGCCCCAGCTGGTCGGCCAGCCAGTCCTCGACGTTGAACATCGCATCGTCCAGCATCGCCTGGCTCGCCGCCGGATTGGCGTAGAGCTCGCCCGACGGCGGCGCGATTTCGGCAAAGGCGCGCGTCGCCGTCTCGGGCCGCGCCGCCGTCTCGCCGACCCATCCCGCGCCCATCGCTCCCGTCGCGACCAGCTTGCGATACCCGCTCGTCCCCGTCTGCACGACGGTCGCGATGCTACGGATCGGCGACAGCGCCTTCAGCGTCGCCGCAATGCTGCCATCAATCTCGCGCGGCACCGCAAAACCGCCCTCGCCCCCCGTCGCCCCCGACAGGCTCTTCATCTCGACGCCCGCATCGATCCCGCGTCGCAAATAGCGCTCAACAAAAGCATCGCGCGCCGGATCGGCCGCCTTCGCCCCGTCGAGCGGCAACCGCGCCGCCGCGACCGCCTGCGCATCGACCTGCGCCTTGAGCGCGGCCACCGACGCCTTCAAATCGTCGACCGCTTCCGCCGCCAGCATCGCATCGAACGCCCCGTCCAACGCATCGGCCTTCACTTCCATATCCACTTCCATGCCCGTCACTCCTTCACCGAAATCCACGCAATCCCATTTTCTTCGTCATCCCGGCGAAGGCCGGGATCTCACCCTCTCGCGCGCCTCAACCGTCGAGATTCCGGCCTTCGCCGGAATGACGATGGAGGGAGACACCCCAATCACCCGCGCCAACGGCTGCATCGGCACCGCCACCAAACTCACCTCGGCGAGCTCCAGCCCCAGCAGTTCGCGCGGGCGCGCGCCCCGCGCCGCCGTCACCCGATACCCAAAGCTCAATCCCGTCAGCGCCCCGCGCGCCACCAGCCCGGCCGCCGTCGGATGCGTCACCCGCGCCACCACCCGCAGCCCACGCCGATCCTCCGCCAAAGCCTCGATCACGCCGACGACGGCCCCCGGCCGGTGCTGCCACAACAGCGGCACAGGTCGCCGCGCGGCCAAACTCGCTGCAAACGCCCCCGCCCGCACGACGTCCCCCCCACGATCGACCCGATCGAACACGGCCGCATAGCCAGCAAACCTGATCCCCCCTCCCGCTTGCGGGAGGGGTTGGGGGAGGGCCTGTTCCGCCGCCCCCCTCACCGCAACAGCCCCGGCAGCCCCAGCTTCACCGCCAGCCCCACGACCAGCAACGCCAGCATCGCGCGCACCGCCCAGTCGACCGCCGCCTTCCACGCGCTCGTCTTGGCGTCGCGCCACGCCCCCAGCAGCTGCCGCAGATCCGCCACATCGTCGCGCGCCGCCGCATCGGCCAGCCCCAGCCGCGCCAGCGCCCGCCGCGCCCCCAGCTCGCTCGCCTCCTCGACCACCGCGCGCAGCAAGGCCGCATCGGGCGCACTCGTCCCCGCCAGCGCGATCAATCGCGCCAGCGCCTCTTCCTCGTCCATGTCGAAATCTCCCGTCGCCCCCAACAACGCCTTCTTCTCCTCCGCACTCAGCCAGTCCGCCGCCGACACCTCGTGCCACAGCGCCATCCGGTCCTCCGCCAGCGCCGGCACCTGATCGAGATCGACGCGCAACTCCCCCCCGTCGAACCACCCGCGCAGCCCCTGCGCCACCGCCCCCAATATCTTCGCGCAGAGCGGCAGCACCGTCAGCCGCCACAGCGCGCGGTTCGCCTCGCGATAATTGGCATAGGTCGCATCGCCCGGCAGCCCGAGCAGCATCGGCGGCACCCCGAACGCCATCGCAATCTCGCGCGCGCTCGACTCCTTCAATGCCAGGAAATCCATCTCGGCGGGCGACAGCGACAGCGCCTGCCACTTGAGCCCGCCCTCCAGAAGCAACGGCCGCCCCGCATTCGCGCCGCCCGCAAAACTCTCGCTCAGTTCCTCGCGCAGCCGCTCGACCTGGTCGGCCGACAGCGGCATCCCCTTGTCGCCCGGATCATGCACCAGCGCCCCCGACGGCCGCGCCGCATTCTCCAGCAACGCCGCGTTCCATTTCGCCGCCGCATTATGCGCCGCAATCGCGCCCGCCGCCGCGCCCAGGCACCCCGCGCCATAATGATCATCGAGCGGATGCAGCGCCTTCACATGCACCACCGCCGTCCGCCCTGCGCCATCCTCGGCGGGCAGCACCACCGCCGACCCGCCCGCCTTGTACCGATAGGCGACCGGCCACCCACGCGCATCGGCCTCCACCGTCACCCGCTCAGGGCGCAGCGCAAACAGCTCGACCGGCGCCCCCGCGCCGTCGGTCAAGATCTGCACATAGCCATTGCCGTGGAGCAACAGCTGCGCCGCGAGCGTCTCGACCAGCCCCTGCCCGCCCGACGTCGCCGCGACGAGCGCCCCCAGCGCCGGATCGCTCGCAACGATTGGCGCGCTTCCGGCAGCCTCGGCCACCAGCCGCACCGCCCGCTGCACGATCGCATTGGACAGATACCCCTCGCGCACCTGCGCCTCGAACGACAAGGGCGCGGGCGCCGCCCCCATCACTCCATAAGTCCCATACACCCGCGACAAAGCAGGCCGCGCAGCCCCCTGCGCAGCCTTCCGGCCAAACCAGTTCATGATGATATTCCTTAAGCTAGATTTTTTAGGTCGAGAAACATCAGCGATGTTGGGGAAGACCGGTTACTGACAGTGTCCAAGTGTCTAAATCCATGGCGAGCATAGAAATCTTGCGATTTTTTCACAGAATCAAGAATGACAAACCGACAACCCACATACGGCTGAATGTGATCAACGATTATACCGAGTGCTACAGTTAATAACTTTCGCCCGACGCCGCTTCGCTGCGCGCTGCCTTCAACTGCTAATCGTGCGATCCGTACCGCAGGATGGCGTTTGTATCGATCTGCACCAGGCTTGTCCGGAATGAGGCTTTGACCGTCCAGTTGGACTTCCGCACACATTAGTGTGATGTATCCTACAACGATCCCCGGAGCCTCGGCTGAGCACGCCACATAGGTCGTTGTGAGATTCGCCTTCGCCGACTTTCTAGCGACCCTCCTGATAAAGTTCTGAAGGTCTTTGTCATCGCTGCCGCCCATACGAAAACGGCCAATCCCATGGGGATTGGCCGGATCGTTATCGAGCAACGATATTATGTGTTCCCCCGCCATGTGGCGGGGTTAGCATCGGGATTAAAGCTTTACAAACCCATCCCGTACAAGTTTCGCTGCTGTTTTTGAACCTTGATTCAGCACCTGCGCTGCAACACGATTCTTGTTCGCATGGCGAACTTGATTTACGAATTTCTTGGCATCATCTCCGGTCAAGCGGAGACCACCAAAATTACCAGATTGAACTGCCATCTGTCGTCTCCTTTCCGTTTTGATGCGATTGATAGGAATTTCTCGAGTGCAAAATATCCACCCGAATTGCTTCACCACTTATGAACAAGTCATCTTGACTTCAAGCGCAGTGCGCGCTAGCCTCTCCCGGTTTAATAACCGGGAGAGGCTAGCGCGCACTGCGCTTGACGACTAATCTGCGGCTCTCCGAGAGATGGTTGCAGGATATATCGAGAAAATGCTTTTATAGGAATAATCCTATTCAAACACGCCTAACCCCCACCAAACGCCCCATCCGCACCCCCTCCAACAACTCCGCCAGCGCCCAAACACACGCATCCGCGCGGTCCGGCGACCGCCCCGGCCCCGCATAGCCGCCGCCCACCTGCAACCCGCACAGCTGGTCCTCCAGCTCCGCAAACACCCCGGCATGCACCACTTCGCCGCGCTCATAGGCCACCGCCACCGGCTCCGCGCGCCGCGCCTTGCCGACGCTGGCGTGGACCGCGCGCACCGGCAGGCGGGTATCGGCCCGCGCCAGCGTTGCCGCGACCATGTCGCCGCCCATATTGCTTTCGGCCACCACCCGCTCGGCGCCCCAGCGCGCTGCCGCGGCGGCGACCGCCTGCGCCCACACGCCCGGCGGCGGGCGCGCCACGCTCGCATCTTCGACCACCGCCAGCTTGCCATCGCGCAGCAGCGCCGCCACCACGATCCCGCACGCATCGCCTTTGGCCGACGCCGGCGGATCGACCCCGATCACCACCCGCGCCAGCTTGCCGATCGCATCCGCATCGACCCGGCACCGCTCGATCAGCGCGCGCGACCACAGCGCCCCCTCGACATCCTCCAGCAGTTCGCCGTCCAGTTCCTGTCGCCCCAACCGCGTCCCGCCGTAAATCGCCCCCATCGTCGCGATCCAGCGCGGCGACAGGTTCAGCCGGTTGCTGCGCGTCGTCCCGCGCGTCACCGCGACGCCCTTTTCGTTGATCAGCCGCCGCACCAGTGGCACCCCGCGCGGGGTCGTCGTCGCCACCACTTGCGGCTGCGCGCCAATCCGCATCGTCAGCATCAGATTGTCCCACGCCGCCTCGCCCTGCGGCCATTTGGCGATTTCGTCGCACCACGCCGCTTCATGCTCGGGCCCGCGCAAACTGTCGGGCTCGGCGGCCGAATAGAGCGTCGCGACCGCGCCATTGGGCCAGGTCAGCCGCCGCAGGCTGCTTTCATAATCGGGCCGCCGCGCATCGGGCGCGATCGCCAGCAAGCCGCTCTCGCCCTCGACCATCACCTGCCGCGCCTCGTGCAACGACGCCGCGACCAGCGCGATCCGCGCGCCCGGCGTCGCTTCGGCGAAGGCGCGCACCCACTCGGCGCCCGTCCGCGTCTTGCCGAACCCGCGCCCCGCCAGCAGCAGCCACACATGCCATTCGCCCGCCGGCGGACATTGATCCTCGCGCCGCCACCACGACCAGTCGGTCAGCAACGCGGTGCATTTGTTTCCCGACAGTGCCTTGAGCCAGCGATCGAGCTCCTTTTTCCCCTTCGCAACGCGCGCGACGGCACCCGTCACGCGCCATCATCCTGATCCGCCTCAGCCGCGGCTTCGGCCTCCATCTGCGCGTGCATCGCATACAGCTTCGCCCGCAACCGTTCCTTCGCACTCCCCTGCGCCGCGGCCCCGCTTCCGCCCGGCAATTTCGCCCCGCGCACCGCAGCACGATGCGCCGCCAGCAACGCCAGCCCCAGCCGATATTTCTGCGCCCGCGATTTCAGCGTCGCATCCTTCACATTGCCGCTCGGCGCCACCAGCGCCTCCGACAGCAATTCGGCTTCCAGCCGCGCAAAGCCTTCGCACAGCGCTTCCTGCCAGCGCGCTGCAAACCCCGCATTGCGTCGCCGCTCGCGATACATCGCATCGCCCGACACCCCCGCCGCGCGCGCCGACGCCGCAACATTTGACGACTCCGCCAGCGATTCCAGAAACTGCGTCATCTGCGCCGCCCCCGGCCGCGCGCTGCGCGCATCGCGGGTCGCCGCCTTGCCGATCTGCGCCAT